TTTCTAATGGATTCAAATGTAGAATAGCTACAGATCCCAATGTGGCAGAAACTTATGTATATTTAGCTATAGCACATAACCCATTTAAATATGCAACAGCAAGATAAAGGAGAAAAACAATGTGGGCATTAATTAAAAGTAACAAAATAGACCACATCATAGCACATCCGAAGTCTATGGTGCTAGATGATGTAAGACATCCAAGAGCTATTTTTACAGTATGGTCAGATGCTGAAAGAAAAGCTGTGGGTATCGTACCAGTAACAACTTCAGGATCGCATCTTGCTTCAAAATATTATATAGAAAAAAATGAGGTTTTTGCTTTAGCAGGTGATAAAAATAGTGTCATCAGAACTATAGGAGAAAAGGCAGCCAATAGAAAACTTGATGATACCAACGAGGTAGATGAAGATAATGATCCTATTTTAGATGACCATGACAACCAAGTTGTAACCCTCGGACTAAAATCCCAAGCTAAATTAAAAGCAGACCAGTCTGCTCATGGTTTTATAAAAGGATTTGGCTGGCTTATGCAACGCAAGGTGTCTGCTGATAAAGCTATTCCTTCTGCGGTGAAAACATATATTGCAGCAGTAAGAACTGCACATGATAGTATTGCTACGGCAATAGCAGCTTGCGATGGTAGTTTAAAGACTGTACGAAAGGTTAACGACTGGCCTGATGATTACGAAATAAAGAAATACAGAAGATAGAATGGCGAGAATGTCAGCACACCAAGTAAAAGCAAAGCTGGATACCCATGAAGCAGTTTGTGCGGAGAGATGGTTGGAAACCATTACCCGTATAAAAAGACTGGAGGCAATATTTATTGCTTCCAGCGGAGCAACAATAATAATGTTGGTAACAATAATAATAAAGCAATTATAGGAGGATGTAATGGCTTATAACACTGGAAGAATGAACAGACTAGAAGAACTTGGCAGAGTAGATGCGGAAAAAGCATATACTTCAAAAGGAAAAAGAAACCTACGAGCAGAAAAGAAAAGAATTGTGGGCGGTTTAAACAATTACAAAGGATATGTAGTTACAAGAACTGACCACGACCAGAAAGCGTAATAATGGCGAGTAATTCTGAAGCAAGACAAATAGCCATAAGGACTGTAACTTCAACGACAGGAACTTATGATGAAGATTGGCTGGCATTGTTTACCGCCAGGTCTATTCCTGCGGGAACTTTTAATGAAAGACTTCTTGCTTATATTAATGGGGAGTTAAGCACATCCTATACCGATGTGAATTTAGCAATACAAGCATTTGCTACAGACCAAGGGGATTATAATTTTTCAAGTATGGGAACATTTACACCATGAGCCAGCAGTCATTAAGACAGGCAAGTTGCAGAACAGAATCAAGTACAACAGGCACATATAACGAGGATTGGATACAGGTTTTTATTGATTCGGGCTTTACAACGGGAACTTTTTCAGAAAGAATGTTGGCGTATACCAATGCACAGGGTAGTGCGTGGGATAATGCTAAATGGGATGTTTCCTCATGGGGAAGTGGACCATTTACAAATGTGAACGAAGCGATGGCACAGTTGGGAAAACAAAATGGAACAACGAAGCCAGGGAGCTTATGGTCGCAATTAGGCACATTTAGTGCGGAATAGGAGGATACGATGGATATGATTACAAACATTATGGCTAATGTACCAGATATTTTGGCAGCAGCTGGAACTGTGTGTGTTGCGGCAAATGCAATAACCGTATTGACGCCCACCAAAAGCGATGACAAGGTGCTTGGATGGATACTTTCTATAATAAATTTCCTAAGTATGAATTTTGGAAAAAACCGTAACAAAGACACATGATGGGATGGCTTTCTGCATTAGGCGGGATAGCTAAATTAGCATCCAAACTATTTGGTTTTATGCTTATGCGTAAAGCAGTACAAGCTGATGTAATGAAAGACCAGCTCGATGATATAAGGACTGCCAATGAAGTTAAAAGAAAAATTCGTACTTCTACTGCTCTGTCTAACCGTAGCAGGTTGCGGAAGCTTGCTGGGCGGAAGCGGAAGTAGAGGCTATTGTGATATCGCAGAACCTATTGGAGTAAGTGATGACGATCTGGCTGTTATTACTGATTCTCTTGTAGAGGATCTTCTTATTCATAATCAAGTTTATGAAAAGCTGTGCCAATGACCTATGGTGGTAAGAAAATCTCGTAATGGATAAGCAACGCTTAATGGATATGTTGGCTGACCATGAAGGTATGAGGTTGAAAGTCTATGATGATTCCAATGGAAAAGCCCTAAAGTCTGCTGACCGAATAATCGGACATTTAACTATCGGAGTAGGTCGCAATGTTGCGGCTGATGGTTTGGGTATATCAGAGGAGGAAGCTCGTTTTCTTTTACTTAATGATATAGCAAGAATAGAAAAGGAAATTGCCCGATGGCCTATAGATGATTTAAACGAACCACGATTGGCTGTCATTATAGATATGACCTTTAATATGGGTATGACACGCTTTAATCCGCAAAGATGGCCCAATATGTTCAGAGCTGTAGTTAATGAGGATTGGGAGGAAGCAGGAAAACAAATGCTATCTTCTAATTGGGCTAGACAGGTAAAAAGACGAAGTGTTAGATTAGCGAAAATGATGCAAACTGGGGAATGGGTTGAATAAATTGGTAGCTATCCTAATTGTTGTTGTTTTTTTAGCGATGCTGGTGTTATGCAGTCAAGCAGACGCCCAGACAAATACTGTCACTTCTACTTCCTCAACAGTTTCAGGAACTACAACGGTGGATAGAACACCAAGCACAGCTTCTGCTCCTGGCATTATGATTAATAATCAGGATGTCTGTAGTACGGGCAGTTCTATAGCTATCCAATCACAGATTTTAGGATTGGCAGGTGGCACTACTGTAAGAGATATGAACTGTGAACGATTAAAATTATCCAGACAGTTATTTCGATTTGGTATGAAAGTAGCAGCAGTTGCTTTGCTTTGTCAGGATGAGAGGGTTTTTTCTGCGATGAATCAAGCTGGCACAATTTGTCCCTACGAAGGAAAAATTGGCTTAGATGCTGAAAAACTGTGGAAAGAGAATCCTGAAAAACGACCTGATTACCAACAATGGAAAAAAGAAAATGTTGAAGAAACAGAATTTTACAATGATGATACCATTATGGGCTTTACTCTTGGTGGTCTTGCCTTGTTACTTCTTTTATTCTAACGCACTAGCACAAATGCAGGAGGAAGGCGATACTGTTACGACAGTTATTGAATCCCAAGGTGGAATAGAAGAAGTTACGCAAACCACTGTAACCATTGAACATAAAGCAAGTGGCGATGTGCTTGATGGTGATACAGGCATTGTAACTTCAAGATACGAAGGAGATGCCGACCAAGATTGGGGAGGCGATGGTGCCATATATTCTCATACTTCCTGTACGGATGCAGCGTCAGGGTTTCCTGCTACGGGAACAGACGGAAGAACGGTAGCCTGTGGTCATGCCAAAAACAATTCACTGACTACCTGGGAACAATATGTTCAGCTTAACAGCTTTGATATTGAAGATGGCGGTCAGGTTGACTGGCAATTCTACTTTGCTTTTCCAAACAATATGTATACCAATTCTAATCGCACCGCCTTTGTAGAAACAAAAGGATATTATAATAATGTTCTTCAATGGGAAACAGGGCAGATTACTATTGATAAAACAACCTTTACCCAAAATCCCTATAACTATTCAGGAAATACTAACTGGGTCAATACAGTTTTAGGAAGCCAAGATTTCGCAGGTCAGCTCGATAAGGTCTATATCAACATAGGCGGATATGGAACATATTATTGGGATGAGTTCCAATATAACATTGCCTATAATTATATAACAACTGTTGTAGAAACATGGATGCAGGTTGTGGAACAGCAGCAAAATTTAGATATCACGATGGATTTAATGGATAATTATGAGGTCATAGATACTTTCGAGCAGGATATTATGGATACCACTATGGAGGATATGGTTAATATGGATATTCCTGAAGTTGATATACCTGATATTGATATTCCAGAAACATCTGCTGGTGAAGAAATGCTACAGGATTTAGAAATAGATATGCCAATGATAGATGTTGAGGAAGTTATAGCCGAAATAGAAGAAATGGTTGCTGAAATAGAAGATATAGGCATAGACGAGCCTACAGAGGAGGTTTCATCGCCCATAAATGAGCCAGAATCAACGGAAGAAGCAGTTGAGGAAGTAGAACCTACCGAAGAAATTGAAGCCACAGAAGAACCTAAAGAGGAAGTAAAAGAAGCGAAAGCTGAAGATAAACCAACCAAGCAACAGGAAAAGAAACAGCAGAAAGCAAAAGAAATTATAGAAAGTTTTGCATCAAACTATGATGCCGTTGCCCAGATTACGACTTTGGCTTTGGTTAATGCTCTTGGCCCAAACATCAAAACCTATTCCAATCAAGTTATTCAACCTGCTTTAGAATGGTATAAGACGGAAGAAATTTATAAGAATGTAGTAATGGATGATCCTTTGGGTAATTATATAAGTGTGAAAGACAGTCTGATTTTTAATAAAATGATTGATATGCAGTATGACTAATAATTTACCTGATAAAAAATATAACATTATCTATGCAGACCCAGCTTGGAAATATAAAACCTATTCAGATAGAAATGTATGTCCTTATCCCGTTATGCAAGATGAGGAAGTATATCAAGTACCTGTAAAAGACATAGCAGATGAAAATTGTATGTTATTTTTATGGGTTACTTTTCCTAAATTATTGCAAGGATTAGAAACAATAAAACAATGGGGTTTTCAGTACAAGGCTTGTGCTTTTACTTGGGTCAAAAAGAATAAAGTTTCAGACAGTTTCTTTTGGGGTATGGGCCATTGGACTAGAGCCAATGCTGAATGTTGCTTATTAGGAACTAAAGGAAAACCAAAAAGAGTTTCTAAAGGAGTTCATCAAATAGTTTATGAGCCAATTAGAGAACATTCAAGAAAACCAGATTGTGTAAGAAACAGAATTATAGAATTATGCGGTGATTTACCAAGAATAGAACTCTTTGCTAGAAAGAAAACTGAAGGTTGGGATTGTTGGGGGAATGAAGTATGAGTAAATCTGAGTTAGAGTTTGCAGGAATAAAATTTAAAGGCGGTAAGTTAATTGGCATTTTGATTGCTTTGTCTACTTTAGTTGGCGGTGCTTATGGAGCTTTTGAAGTCTATAAGGACTATATGGATATGAAAGAGCAGATACAGAGCTATGTTGCTCCTGATTTATCTGGATTTGAAAATCGACTAAATGTTTTTGAAGAAAAGACTAATGGATTAGCACTTTTATTAAATGATAAAATAAACAATATGGAAACCCTGTTAAATACCGAAGTGAGTGGGGTTAAAGTTCTGTTGACTACTGAATTAGATAAAGCAACGCAGTTAGTGCAATCTGCACAGGAAGATGCTCGAAGTATCAGAACAGATATGCGTAAAGACTTAACGGAAATCCAAGATAGTATTGCAGCAGTGGATAAACGCAGTAGGAATATGAATACAGAAGTTAGAGAGGCATTAAGACAAGCCGAGACAGATATAAGGTCTTTAATAGACCACGCCAATGATAGATTTGACTCAAAGCGTACTGCCATAGAAAGCGATGGACAAAGACGCATAGAAATAATTGATACTAAGTTGGAAGCTCTTGAAAAGAAGATAACAGAGATGTTGCAAAGAGCTTTAAACAATCCATTAACTGGGAACTAATACATAGATGCTCCAACTTTATAAGGGCAATTAGCTTTAGTTTTTAATGTCCTTAGATGCCACTTGTTTTCATAAGCATATCTAGTCAACATGAACTCTAACCAAAACTGATTATCACTATGTGGTTTGTCATTAGGGTATGATAAAAAATGACACCAATGTGATACGCCATGAGTTAAATCTTTTAATCCTTGAAAATTAGTATTTGCTCTTTTGGGATTTATCATAAAAGCTCTTTTCTCCCAACTAAACCAGCAATGCCTATTTCCACTAGTCATTAGTATTTTCTTTTTCCATGACTTTTTCATGGCTTTGCGATAAAGTTTTTTGAAAGCACTAACTAGCTCTTGATTAGAAAGATGAACAGTTCCTTCTTCTTTTACCTTGACCCAAATTGAGTTAATGCGTTCATATTCATTTGTTGCTACCATAAGTAATCTCCTTATTTTATTTTTGCTAGGAATTTTTCTTTGTCCATTAAGTAGGTGCGTTGTTTGTGAGGATGGCGATACTTAATCTTATTTTTGTATCTGCCTCTTATAATAGGTTTCCAAAATACAAACCTAGTATCAAGTTCATTCCATTTAGCATCTGCCCACCCCTTAGATAAATTAGCTCGATGCAGTTTTTCATGATTCACCTTCTTACTACAAAGTTTCCTAATAGGAGTTGGTTTATAGTTTGTGGGCTTCCTTAAAAAACTTGGTATTTCGTTTAGGTCTTTATACATATCAATTCCCCTTTTCGTTATTGATACCCTATTATAACATATTGGGTTTTGAGAAATGGCGGATTTCTGCCGTTTTTGGCTATTTTGGGAGAAAAAGTGGCGGATTACTGCGGTTTATAAAAAAATTATTTTTTCCTTGACATGGGAAGTCTGCGGTTTATCCGTATATATCTTTGCGATTTGACTGATAGGCTTGTTGCTTATCAACGCTTTCAAAGCAACCATTTTCTAAATTCAGCTTAATTTCCAAGACTCTTGGATAACCGAGTTCTTCATAACGGGTTTTCCAAATTACTACTTTAGCATCTGTTGAACGATTCCCTTCCTCATCTTCAAACTTTGGTCTCCATATACTAAAGATGTGGTCGGGTTTGTTATACCAATGGGCTGAACCTGCTATGGTTGTTAAATCGTCTAAACATCTCCCTATCCAACTGGTTTCCGTTGTTCTGTTTAAATCAGGTATTTCTATCTTGTTGAACGGATCAAACATAAACGCTTCAATCCCGTATCTTGCTTTCATGTCTTTGATTTTTTCACATACCCATTCAAATTCAGGAGCATTTCTAGGGTGATTGAGGAAATGAAAGTTTTCCCTTATCCACGCATCACCTCTTTCTTTCTCCTCGTCTGTCATATCCCGTTCCAGCTTACCATGATAGAAAGTTCTTAAATTCCTTCTCACATATGGCTTGACACGAGTCTCGCCTGAAAACATCCCTATCTGAATTTTATATTCTTTAACAATATTCGCCCATATCTGTTGAGCAAAGGTCGTTTTGCCATGTCCTGGATAACCCGTCATTACACTTACCATGCCAGCTCCTATCATAACCTTCTTATCCCATCCGTTAAACATTGGATTCCATAATTTAGGTGGAGAGGGTTCGGGAATTTCGTCTAGTGAGTAAACCCCTTCAATCGGAAAAGGGATTAGACTTTCATTTACATACATTTGCAGTTTGTCTTTACCTAGCTTTTGCAGCAGGTCGTTTACATCTTTTACTTTTGGTGGAAAATCCACAAACTTACATTTCCCATAACCAAAGATAGCAGACAAATCAGACCGTAAGTTCCTGCCTTGATCGTCATTATCAGTGATTAGAACAAAACAGTTGGCTTTATCAAGCCCTTGCTCCAATGCCTCTAATACATATTGGTATCGTCTTGTTTCTTCTGCATTTTCGGTAGGAGTAGCGGGAGCACCATTTTGAATACTTAATAAACTATCAATGGAAAAACCCCCTTCATACATAGCACAAAGGTCAAACTCACCTTCTGTTATATACACAGTATCAAGATTTTTAGATTTTAAGACATTATCTAGGTTGAAAAATTGTTGTTTCCCACCCTTCATTTGCTTAAAGATTTTCTCTTTAATGGCTCTTGCTTTGTAGTTTACCCTCTCGCCCTTGCTATCGTAATATCCAAAGACAATAGACTCTAGTTTTCTATCACCAAACTGTGCCGAACCGCTTTCGCACCTCATATCCTCTAGTGTTTTTTGGCTTATTCCCCTTTTCTCTGCGAACTGGATTACATTTGAAGTTAGTTTTTTCATAATATTCACACCCGTTTATGTTACAATGATGGCAAAAATAGACTACAGAATCAGAATTAACTGTAATCGCTAATGGTAAATCTGTCTTGTGTTTTTTCCGTTGATGCTGGCAATTCGGACATTTCACCTTCCGAGTGCCATGATGTTTAAATCCTAATACAAAGTTTCTATCAAGACTCATTCCGACTACATTATATTCAAAATAGTCTATAGCTTCTTCTTCCGTCATGCCTTGATCCATAAGAATTTTGACACATTTCTCTGTGTCATAAACATAAATATCTTCTTGTCCACACCGATAGCCCACACCTATAATCGCCTTATCAAATCCTTCAGCTTTTAACATATTCAAGACTCATAACAGTTGTTCTTGTCTAGGCTCACTTTCATGTCCTATATATTCATATTGAGCAAAACTCTTTTTGTTCTGCTTGTTTGTTACCATGCGTGTTTGTATTATAAATCCGTCTTGTTTTAAGTCATATATCCTAGCTCCTAAACGAAAGCACCCATACTCATTGAGAGCTTGAATACTGTCGATAGTTTTATGCTCTTTAAGATGTGCAAGTATTTCTTTATTCTGTGTCATTATTTTGCTCCTCATAAAATTCAATTAATTCTTTAAAAATAGTCCAAGTCATATAAACACACGCTTCACCATAATCCCGTTGGATAACGAGAAAATCAGCACCACCTTTGGCAGAATCCCCAGTTCTCCAACCATGCTTCCATTTTTTACATTCTATTATATAGCGTCTGCCATTAGGACTTTCAGCCATAACATCATGGGGGAAATCGCTATAAATTCCTGAACCTGGCTGTTTTCTTGATCTCCACCCAATCTTTTCAAATTCCTTTTGCACGAATTTTTCAAGTTTTGTGCCTTTGGCTTTGGCTGAACGAGCTTTCATTAGAAATTACTCTCGGAAGGAGTAGTAGGCGTATTGGATAAAGCAGTATTATCTAAATCCTGTTCCTGTTCTTTGGTAGGTTTGTTTTCGTATGCCTGTAAGGTCTTTACTGCACCTTTTTTATAGAGTTTTAAACACCACTCCATTTTTTTATTAGGATTCCAGTTCGGATAGCGAGTCATACAGGATTCAATTAATATAAGCCATTCACGCTGATTCAGTTCAAGCAAACTGTTTCCTGAAGTTTCTTCATAAACATCATCAGCTAATTTTTCTAACTCTTTGGCTGCTGGAATGTTGTCATCATTTATGACTTTGAAACTATTGATATGGTCGTTGCCGAAGTCATCAGTCCACACTTCTATTTCCAAAACCATGCCTATATCTAAATCGCTAGGTCTGTTTTCTGGCTTACAGTAGTATTTTCTGCCTTGTGTATCGGTAATTTTTGTACTTAATCGACCTTTTATTTTTCTCGAAGGATCAGGTTTAATTGCTCCTTCTAGTTCTTTTATAGTTATCTTCATTGTAGTACCCTTTATTTTGGTGGGAAAACAGAGATAAGGAGTGAAATCAAAACCTCTGTTCTCCCATGAAAGTTATTGTTCCCACTCCTTAATTATTAATGTTTATAATTTGTAAAAAGATGCTTTTATCTCTTAGGTATGTTTCTGTTCCATATGTTCGTGTCATTATCTCTCCAGATTCCCTATCTATGATAACAATCAATCTAGTAAAAGGATTTCCACCACCTTGCAATAAACATTCCATATAGGCTAGGAGTTGCAAATTTTGAAATTTTGACATATCAGGGTATTTTTTATAATTCTCAATGCTACCAGTTTTCCAATCTAATAGCACTCGCCCTCTACCATCATTTAAAATACATTCTAGGTCATATTTACCAGAATAATGATGTTCATGGTTATAGACTAACTGCTCACTAGACAGCACCGATTCAACATTATCATCAAACCATTGTATTCCTGCTTTTTCTAGCTTAGATATACTTTTGTCTTCATTGTAAACTGGTGAAATTCCTCTGGCATACTTCTCCATAGTTAAATGGAAGGCACTACCACGCAGGGAAGCCTGTTTCCATACATCTGCTGATTTTTTACTAATGTCTTTTATAAATAATTCAACATCTTTTTCATGTTCCCATTGATACATTTTATTGAGTTCTATTTCTTCCGTAAAAATGGCTCTCATACCCTTTCTTGCCGACATGGCACCTATATTAAATGAACCTAGTATACTAAAATGTGAAGTAACAGAAAGAACCTCAATTCTTTCTCCATTGTTTTTTATAAAAATATATTTATGTTTGTCTGGATCAAAAGTTAATGTTCCGTCAGCAAATACTCTTTTTTCTAACTCCATAACTCACTCCTTTTAAATAAATTTTTGCCACCACTTAAGCTGTTTCCTTTTTCCGTACCAAGTAATAATTTTTGAAGCGGCTTCGGCATCTCGATCTAAATCGTGTGCTTTCCTATTGAGGTCTTTTATTAAAGTTCCTTGTCTATTGCATAAATATTTCAGAGTACGAACTCCGTTTTCTAATGATTCTATTTTCATGTCCCTTCTTTTTAATTTTTTCTCTAATGAATTATAAGTCGCTTTTTTTATAGGTATAGGCAGTATACTAATTTTTGGTTTTATCATGTTTAATTTCCTTCCCATTTTCGTCATGATGAGCATTTAAGTCCACTATATCGCACAGCCCTGCAAGATTGCGAATAGAAATTAATAATTCTGATGAAAATTCTTTCCTGCTACCTTTTTGGATAACACGTTGTAGCTGCTCAATAGTAACTCGGATATTTTTTTCGAGCATAAGCATATCAAGATTTTCCAAACCCCCAAAATGCTTATTATGTATCTGTTTTCCCATTGCTAACAAACCCCCTTTATTAGTGTCCATTTATCTGTTCCCTTTGTAAATAAATTAATAAAAATATCTTCTCCAAAAATCCTGCTGTTCTCCTTGAGTTTCAAACCCTCTCTCCTTTGCTAGTTCTTTGGCTTCTGTATAGACTTCCTCTAAATTTCCCCGTCTTGAGAGGATATAGTTATGGCGAGTAACCAGATCCTCAAGTCTTGCTTTCCATTCTTTAATCATCTTCATTCTCCCCCCCGTCGGGTTCAGTCGGTTGAAAATATTTCAAAAC